CTGGAAATTACACTGTGCTTGTGTCGGGAATACCAGTGGCACGAGTCGGTAGCATCAACTCTCATGGCTCTCCGGTCATCACTGGAAATTATACGGTGTTTGTTTTATGAATACTTACCCAACCAACTCGACGGTAACATTCCCACGAATCAACCAAGACTTTATTGATCTTTCTGGTTGTAATGTTATTGACCTTTTGCCAATCGATGATAAGTCAAAAGACATCATCAAAAAGGCTATCAGTGGTGAACTTTTTATTAATCCGATACAAAACTTAATCACTGAGGCTTTTGACTTGATTAGCAACGGAATCAATGAGGTGGCTGAAGCAACATTAGGTCAGTTGGCTGATGATGTTCAAAGAATGGTTGATGACGCGGGCAACGCTTTGGCTGGTGTTTTGCAAGTCGATAGTCAAATACCTGATCCAAATAATCCGGGTGAGTTTCTTAGAAGACCTGAAAATGTTTTTGAATTTATCAGTCGCAAGTCAAACGAAGTCACTGGATCTGTTTCATACCTCCAACAACAAACAGAAATTTTGTCCGGTGTATCACTTCTACCCAAGGATCGAAGAGCGAGTGATTTTGATTACAACTCAGATGGAGGTATTGATGAGTTTCCCGGTCTGGTGGGGGTGACAAACATCGCACAGGGCTTCAACCAAACAATAAATTCTCTTGAAGATGTGGATGAACTGGAGGACAGATTCTCCGGCTTCTTTGATTCTGTCACCGGAGCAGGCTCCGAGTTGATGGAGTCATTCAATGCAGCAGCGAGAGGTGGTTTGGTTGAAGCATTAGCACCTTTTCGTGACGGGGATGGAAATTTGCAAATCCCCGAGTTTGATCCGGAGAATCCCGGTGGCTCGGTGGATTTGAGTCAGGTGAGTGATGCATTTCAAAGCATCAACGAAGCCGCCGAAGCCATTGAGGCACTTATCAATAATGAAAGAGCGTTGGTCGCATTGGCAGTTGATTACTTGGCTAAAACAGTTCTCGGATTCAGTATTCTTGCACTTTTGGCAGATCCGTGTTTTGGTAAAATAATTGCAGAAAAGATTTTTGATCTTTGATAGATAGTTATATGGCAAGGTTTAGCGATATAGATTTAGACTTCACTAAAAACCCTATCACGGGTGATGTGTCAATCAAGACTGACGGACAAGCAGTGTTGAGATCAATTCGTAACATTGTCAATACAATGGCAGGTGAAAAAAAGTTTGACCCCACATTCGGCGGTGATGTTCGTAGACTTCTGTTTGAGCCGATCACACCAACAACGACCTTGAAAATGGAGGATGCGATTGTAAGGGCGATTCAAAACTTTGAGTCAAGAGCGATTCTCGATGATGTTACGGTATTGCCAAACTCAAATGACAACGAATACTTTGTCGGGATTATTTTTAGAATTCAAAATGATCCACGACCAATCACATCAACGATTACGATCAAGAGGGTTCGATAATGGCACAAAATATTCAAGTCAACTCTTTAAACTTTGACAATATTAAATCAAGTTTAAAGACTCACCTTTCAAATACGGCTGTATTCAAAGATTATGATTTTGATGGATCTGGTCTTTCTGTCATTCTCGATCTTCTTGCATATACGACTTACTATCAAGGAGTTTACAATAACTTCGTTGCAAATGAAATGTTCATTTCCACGGCAGAAAGTCAAAGTGCTGTAAACTCTCATGCAAAAAGCCTTGGATATCTTCCAAAATCTAAAACCGCACCAGTCGCCGTAGTGAATGTGACACTTGGATCAACATCAGGTTATACAACCACACTTAGACCCGGATCTATTTTTACAACAAAAGTTGATAATAAAACATATAGATTCACAAACACTGAGTCCGCAACTGTTGATCTAAACCCCTCGGGAACCGGACCACACATTTCAGAACTGAATATTCGTGAGGGTGTGATTCGAACAATTTCGTCTATTGTGCCTGATAATAGAAATTATCAAAGCGTTGTGATACCTGACTCAAATGTTGACACTAGCACGGTCAAGGTGATCGTTCAATCGTCTATATCAGACTCAACTGGGATTACAAATGTTTGGTCAAATGCAACTGATTTGTCATCTGTTACAGGTGGGTCTAGGTCTTACTTTTTAGAGTTGGACTATACTGACAAATACAGCGTAAACTTTGGTGATGGAGTCCTTGGTGCGACCCTAGCACCCGGTAACCTTGTTACTGTATCTTATCTTTCAACCAACGGTCCTCTTGCAAACAGTATTGGCAGAAATGATGAAACGACTGGACAAAACTCTTTCTCCTTTTTATCGGGAAACACGGTTGACGTAGTGGCTCCATCGGCTGGTGGTGGTAATCGACAATCAATCGAGTCGATCAGAAAAATTGCACCAAGAGCATATGCGGCACAAAATCGTGCGGTCACTGCAAACGACTTTGAGGCTTTGGTTCAAAATAATTTTTCAGGATTTTCATCAGTCTATGCCTATGGTGGTGAAAATGAAAACCCACCACAGTATGGCAGAGTTTTTGTTTCACTAAAACCTCAAGTTGATGAAGTAATTAGCAGTCAACTTAAAAATGATGTGCAAAGTTTTCTTAGAACAAAATGCTCACTTGGTATTGAACCCATCGTGACAACGCCAGATCTTCTTTTCTTGCAAGTGCAGTCTAACTTTACCTACAATAATCTTGCCACTCCACTTTCACCCGCAAGTCTTGAGCAATTTTTAATTGATAGTATTAACACTTACATCCTATCATCAACAGACTCCTTTGACACAACGGTAAGTAAAACTTTGCTTGAAAAGAGTATTCTAGATGTAGAGTCATCAATCACATCTTTTGATACGACCCTAAGACTCGAACGTCGTGCTGAGTTCATTCCACAAGAAACTTCGTATTCATTTGATTTTGGAAATGCAATTTTTCACCCGCACGATGGTCACTCTAGTGTTGTGTTTTCAAACGACTTCACATACTATGATAAAACAACAGCATCAGAAAAGATCGCTAGAGTCAGAGATGACGGCGAAGGTAAATTGATTCTGTTTCAACTAAACAATAATATTGAAACAATCATCAGCAATGATTTTGGAACAGTAAATTATGCTTCCGGTATCGTTGAGTTTGAGTTATCACTTTTGTCAAAGGCATTTGATAATAATGATCTAAGGGTAAATGTTGTGGCTGCGAATAGTATTGTTTCATCAACAAGAAATATTGTGCTGATCGCTGATACAGCGGCGACGAGGGCATCGTCATCCCCAGTATCGTTTACCACTGGACAGGCAACGTCCACGGCTGCGACCACTACAACCACCACTACGACCACGACCACGACAGTAAGCGGTGGTGGTGCTGCTAGTGGCGGTGGTGGCGGCGGTGGTGGTGGTTACGGAGGTTATTGATGTCTGAAGTTCCGTCTGGAAACCCTGATCCATTAACAACAAGTGGTGGTGAAATAGCAGGTTTGTTGGCTGGTCTTATCCAACCAATCAATCCTCTACAAGATATTCAGCGAACAGTTGGAGCAACACCGACCATCGATGAAAGAATATCCGCTTTTGTTGATGATATACTCCCAACATACATCGGTGAAGATCATCCAACCTTTACATTATTCATGAAGGCTTTTTACGAGTTTCTTGAAAAAGAATCTGGCACAAGATACGAAGCCGTAAAACTTCAAACCACTTTTGATCTCGATGAAACCTTTGACAACTTCATCACATATTTTATGGATCAATATGCAGCAAACTTTCCAAAAGATCTAGACATTGGAATGAGTGATCGGCAACTTGTTAAAAGAGTTAATCAATTTTACAAAGACAAAGGCGGTTCGATTTCCGTAAAACTTCTCTTTAGAATGATTTTCGGTAAAGAAGCCGATATCAAGTATCCAAGAGAAAAGTTATTTGAAGTTTCTGGTGGTGAATTTTTATCAACCTCTTTAATGAAGGTTAGTAGAACAAATACCGTTCAAGATCTTGAGGCACTTGAGGGCGGACTTGTAAGACAATATCCAAATGATGAGTACGGATCGGTCAATCGATACGCTTCGCCATCTGCAACTGGACTTATTGATTCAATTCAAATTACAACCATCGAGGGTATTGACCAAGCAACACTTCAACTTAAAGATGTCAAGGGAGTTTTTTCACCAAATGCAGAGGTCGATCTCGTCAAGGGTTCAACACTATTGCAAGAGGGTGTTTTTGAACTTATTGGTGGTATTACAGTTTCAGCAAAAGGTTTTAGTTATGATGTTGGTGATGCTATTGAGGTAAAAGACTCTAGAGGTTTTGTGATTACCACAACAAGTGTTGAAAGTATCGAAAAGGGCGGAGCGATCAAAAGCCTGTCTCCTGTGAGTGTCGAATCAGTGTATCGCCCATACGAGACTTACTCATTTGATATTGCATCTTTGGCAGGAGAGAATGCAACCTTTTCTCTTGTAACCGGATATGGTAACCTGCCAGTCAAAAAAGTTAGACAAACACAACGATCAACTTTGTCCTCTAATTCTGTGATTCAAGATAACTTTAGAAACCAACAGTTTTCTTATGTAATTCGTGTTGAGGAGCAACTTAAGACATTCAAGAAAATTGTTCTTGATGTTTTACACCCCGCTGGATCTAAACTTTTTAATGATCATATTGTAAACAGAAAGTTTAGTGCTACAACCTTTGATTTTTCGCCACCGAATGTTTCAACTACGTCGAGTAACCCGATTCGATTTGCCCCTGCAATCGGTCACTTCACGCCATATACATTTAATGGAACCGCTGATCTGCGAGGCGAGACATATGGAACAACCCATGCTGATTACTATCCCACTGGCTTCAACGGATTGACCGCAGCCACAGCAGGACTTTTTGCCTCTGGCGAACCTGTCACTCACGACCCAATCACCGCAGGGTTTACGATTGGTGCGATGGGTGGACCGACCGCAGGCACTTTGAACCCCGAGGCTTTCGGTTACACATTTAGTGTAAATGCAGGTGTTACACTTCCGGGTTATACCGTCGAAAATATTGATCAAAAAATTCAAGTGACCGGAACTGATTCAATCACCGCACCATTTTGGATCATATACAAGCACCCAAAAAACTCATTGATTGATCCACCACCATCTGGTATTGCGTCATCTCGTTTTGAGAACTTTCCCCTCGACTCAGATGGGTTTAGTTTTGCTCACTTTGGAAGTTTTACCACAGGCATTTCAACAGGTGACACGCTCGTTCAAAGATCACCAGATAGACAAACTGCAATTGGCATTGTCTCTGGTATAACAACACAAAACCCTCTTTCAGATCAAAGGAAGTTTGCTGCTGTAAATACCAAAGGTGGAACTATAGGTATCCTGTTGACAATCAATGTCCGAAGTGGTGAATTCACAAATCAAGAAAATACCGATGGCACTCAACGTTTGCTGCTAAATACTCGTAACGGTGCTACCTTTGCCACGCTCGGGACTGGCGGTAACCTCTCAGTTCAAACCACCTCTGGTGGTATCATATCTCGCTTCGCATGGACTGACCTCAACATTGGTGACTTCCTCAATAAGACTATCTACTAAAGGTGAAACATGGCTACTGCAACTTTAGACTCACAACTTAAAACACAACTCTCAAAGGCGTTTCTTGATCAGTTTGATCCGTTTCGTCAAGAAAATCTTTTTGTTGGTTTTGCTGGGATCACCGGCACTGGGCAAAGCACACGAACTGAGACTGAAGACACTCTAACTCGTAAAAATATTTTATATGCAAAGATGATTACACCGTCAGACATTGCCTTTGTTATTGATAGAGTTGACTGGACCACTGGCACATACTACGATGAGTTTGATCCATCACTTGATATGTCCACAAAAAACTTTTACGTTTTGGGTGGAAATGATACGGAGGCTCCTAACATTTACATCTGTGTAAAAAAGGGCGGTGCAGGATCAACTGAAAAACCCATTGGTACAACATCAAATGTTGAAGTAAAGGGTGACGGTTACGAATGGAGATTCGTAGCAAAGGTCACTGGTGACTTGCAAAAGTTTTTGAATGATGATTATGCACCCATAAAAATTGTTCCATATTACAGTGATCTTCCACCCGCTAGTTATGAGCAAACTGACGAAGATGTTTTTCAGTATACCTCACAATATAATGCACGCTCTAACGTGAACAATGGAAAAATACAAAGAGTCAAAGTTACAGCAGCGGATACGCCTGCGGTTTACAGTAAATCAATCAAAGCATCTTCAGCACAAGAGGTGCAAGCAAGCACATCAACCACAACGCAAATCTCCTCGGCAGCATCATCCGTTGATGATTTCTACAATGGATATGCGATCAAGTTTAATAGCGGACCAAGAGCAGGGTTGCTTGTTCCAATCACAGACTACACTGGTGCATCACGACTTATTACACACGCATCAGTATCAGTTAATGCTGGGCTTGGGGACAAATATGAAATTCATCCTCTTGTCGCTTTTTCAGGTGATGGCTCCGGAGCGACTGCGCATGCTCTGACTGATTCTAGTGGTAATGTCGAATCAATTGTTGTCTTGAACGGTGGCACAAACTTTAAGAATGCCACCGCCACGATTTCGACATCACAGGACAGTGGCACTGATCCAACCTTGACCCCAATCATCTTCAAAGACTTGGGTAGAGATCCCGTCTTTGAACTTTTTGCATCGGCAGTAAAACTACATGTTGTTCTTGATAGCATTAGTGATGAGATCATGAAACAAAATGACTACACTGAGATTTTTCTTGCGTCAGACTTTACAGTTGGTTTAAGTTATGATAACACAGGTAAGTTTGCAGGCAGTGATAACTCTACTCTTACGAGAATTGATATCACAAATACCGGAGTCAATCCGGTGACAATCAATGATTATATTTTTGGACAAACCAGCAAAGCGTTCGGTCAGGTGCAAACCTTTACACTTGATGGATCTAGTGGTTTATTGAATGTGAAAGATATGCGTGGTGAATTTACCAAAGATGAAAAGTTGTCAGTGCTTGATTCTGGCAGCACTCTTGCCTTTAAGAATGAAAGTATGACAGTTGTTCGCACTAGAAAGGCAAGCACCACACTAACGATTGGAAAAGAAAACTGGAGAGGAACGCATGAAGTTGGTATCACGTTCAACAATGTTCCAGTTATTGACACTGCCATCACCGGAGGCTCTGGTGGAGTCGGTTTGATCGCAGAAGTTCTTGATGCAGATGCCTCCGCAAAAACAGCAACACTTAGGCTGACACAAGTTTATGGTGGCACTGCATCAGGCACACTAGATTTTGTGGTGAACGAAACACTAACAACAACTGCGGGAGTCGCCACAATTAAAACAATCACCGGACCAGAAATCGATTTGGATTCCGGCAGAATGTTATACATAGAAGGTATCACCGCTGTTTCCAGAGAAGACGAGCAGGAAGATGTGATTGAACTTGTATTTGATTTCTAATAGGAGAGTTGCATGACGATTGCCAAAAATACAGATGACAGTGCTTTTGATTCAAGCCTTATGGCTCGAAGCCCATATTATGATGATTTTGATCCACAAAAGAAGTTCTTGAAGGTTTTGTTCAAGCCCGGACAAAATGTTCAGGCACGCGAACTGTCAACTTTGCAATCCATCCTTCAAAATCAAGTTGAAAGATTTGGTCGCCATGTTTTTGACAATGGATCTTTGGTAAGCGGCGGTGAAGTCTCAGTCTCGAATGGTTTCTTTGCTCGTATTGATTCTGCAAAACCTCTGTCAACCACTGTGTTGAACTCCTTGGTAGGTAGAAAAATCACAACTACCGATGTCACAGCCGACACTATCGCCACGGTTGTCTCTGTCCTTGACAATCCTGTTGGAACCGATGCAGCCTCCTCGCTGACAAATGACAGTGAGCAACTTGTTATTTTTAATTACTCAAACGCAGGCACATTTACCGGAAGCGTTTTCTCCACCACGGGAGATAACCTTACCGGAATCACTTTTGAAAGTGCTTCCAGTGTTGCACCAAGAACTGGCACTGTGTCTAATGTCGTGTCTGTCGAGCAAGGCATCTATTTCATCGACGGTTACTTTGCGTTAAATAGTCAGCAAAGCCTTGCCGCGTATAGCGTCACTGGTGGCTACAGAAATTTTGATGCACCATCAGCATCAGTTGGATTTGATGTAACCAAAACAATTGTTGATGTGAGTGATGATTCAAGTCTCAATGATCCTGCCGCTGGATTCAATAACTTTAACTCACCCGGTGCAGATAGGTTTAAGATTGATCCAACGTTGGCACAAAGATCTTTGAGTGGTGCGGGTGACTCACCTGCCTTTGGTATCTCTGGTGGTACTTCGGACTACGTTGAACTCGTTCGCATCGATGCCGGAACCGTGTCCAAGAGAGTCAAGTTTGCACAGTACGGTGACCTTTTGCGGACTCTCGCAAGAAGAACTTTTGATGAGTCCGGAAACTATACTGTTAAACCTTTCACTCTTACGCTCGATGACCATCAAACTGTCTTTGGGTCAGAGGACACCACAAAACTCGGTGTGGTTCTTTCTCCCGGCAAGGCATACATCTCTGGCTATGAGTTTGAGACTGCCGGACCAACAAAGTTTATCTTGGATAAGGCAAGAACTACCCAAAAGATCAATCAAATTGAAATTGACACTGAGGAGTCAACATTTATTGATACTGATGATTACCAACTGCCAATAAGCAATACCGCGAGTCGAAACTCTTTGCTTAACGGTGCTGAGTTTGCTATTTTTGCGGACTTGGATGGTGATGGAGCAGTTGGCACATTTATTGGTCGTGCAAACATCAAGAATTTCCGTCCGTCCACAACGACACAAAGCGGCGATAATCCATTCGTGAGATTTCACTTCACTCGTTTTGCCATGGTAGATGATCCCACAACAGGAACACCTTTCAGTCTTTTCCGATCCGGCAAACTTCAACTTGTAAATCTTAGTAATAATGCAAACACAGGACGCGGTGGTGGCACACCCCCGATAACATCCACTAATAAATTTGTTATTAACGTTGATAATCCCGGCGTTCAAATCAGAAACTTGAACTCTGGTAGATCGGTTTTCAAACTACCAAATACGTTTGCGACATCGGCGATTGATGGAGTGAATCATCAATTTCAATTTAATGTCACAAAGATGTTCCAAGGAACCGCAACCGCAGCGGGTGTTGCGGAGATCTCGCTTCCCAATAACACAGGTAATGTAGATTTTATTGATAGCATTTCAAATATCATTGTCATGGCTACAGATTTGTCTGTTGATGGTGCAGCGAACGACTCATCTCACATGTCTATCGCCCCTGTTCAAAGCGTTGAAATCGATCAAACAAACAATATCATTAGACTTCAACTTTCTGCTGCGAAGTTTGCCAATGCAACTTTCATCGCAAACATCCCGCTTCAATATAAGAATGATGCAAATGATCTCACCATTAGAAAAAACAGTCTCATAACCGAAACTGTTACGGCAAAACCAGACTCGGGTAATAATCGTTTTTATGTTTTTGATGGTCAACAAGGCAACGGATATATCACGCAACTCTTTGATGTTTCACAAATTTTGGATAGTTCTGGCACTGATGTTACTGATAAATTTGTCGTTGACGATGGACAGAGAATTGACGTTTATGATTTTGCATCGCTAACTCTCGCAAAGGGAGAGGAACTCGCGGTTGAAGGTGATACCGTCACGGTGACTCTTAGAAGATTTGGCAACTCACAAGCCGGAATTGGATCTGCCTTCACACGACAGAGTTATGCAACGATTTCCGAACTTGATTCGTATGATAAATCTCCTGTTTTCAATGATCCCGACACTGGTGAGGCTTTGAGATTATTTGATGCCATTGACTTTAGACCAAGAAGAAGTAATCCCAGTATTCAAAGTTTTGACTTCGATGGACCCGAGGCAGTTTTCCCGTTTAACTTCTCTTCTGACCCGTCAAACGTATCGTTTAGCACTTTCCTCCCACGAGTCGATGTGATTACTTTGGGAGAGGATCGTGTGCTTAGAAAAATTGAAGGCACACCATCCTTATCGCCAATTGTTCCGGTCGTAAATGAAAAAGACATGGAACTTTATCGTCTGTTTATTGATGCATTTACAATTGATGATAATTCAGTGTCGGCGAGATATATT